AAGGACCTACACGCCAGACCCAGTAATACTGGTCATCCTCGAACCGGAAATAGAACTTGCCGCCGCTCGCGTGCGCCTCGGCCTCGTTGACCAGGATATTGAGCACATGGCCCATATGCAGCGGGCCGTTCACGGTTGGATTGAATCTCGTTACCCATCGGTTTAGCGCCATTCTCTTACCCTCCGTAAGAACTTGGCTTCGTTTTCTGCGCTGTGGGCTGTCGCTTCTGCGAGCATCCCGCGCGTGGTGTAGTTGTTGAAGTGCCAGACAGGCCAGGCGATCCAAATCAGGCTGATCCCCATCTTGGCCGCCCGGTAGCACAGATCGTTGTCCTCCCAATAGAGACCGGTGTAGTAATCGGCGTCCCAGCCTGCCAGCTGGTCCCAGACTTCGCGCCGGCCGGCGATCAGCCAGCCTTCGAGATACTGGAAGCCGTGCTTGCTCAGCAGTGACGGCGCGTACAGCCCGCCAGGCTGCACGTCGTTGATCATCTGCTGGATGAAGCCCCGCCGGCATTCGACGTCGTTGTTCATGAATGCGACAATATCGCCGGTTGCGACTTTGAGCCCCTGGTTGTTCGCAGCTGCGAACCCCAGGTTCTCCTCGTTGCGAATGTAGATGCCCTTCAGCCGGTCGACCATCGCCTCGATCCGCTCGGCATGCAGCAGGTCCGAGCCGTTGTCGATCACGATCGCCTGCGCGCCCTGGACGCTCTGCTCGTAGACATTGCAGAGCTCGGAGTGATCGAGCCAGGGCGTGACGATCGAGACGGTGGTCACCCCGCCACCCCCTGCAGCGTGACCTTGGTATCCGGCACCTGCGCCTTCACCTTCTCCAACAGCTCCGGCCCCTTCGGACCGTGAAACTCGCCGCGGATCGCCTTCACATCGCTCAGGTCGGTGCCTTCCAGGATCTCGTACTCGGCGCCCTCGCAATCGATCTTGAGAAGGTCGATTTTGACACTCGCCATGTCGATAACATATTGCAGCGTGACGCTCCCCGTTTCTGGCCCCCGGCCGTCAGTATCCACAATGTGGCTGCCGCCCGAATTGGATTGGTCCTGTTCTACTCGGACCTGGCGGGCATCCCTCGTCACGGCAAGCATACGGGCTTCTATTAAGCCGCTCAGCTCGTTCGCCTCGACGTTTGCGCGCAAACGCCGGAAATTCTCCGGATCTGGCTCATACGCGAACACCTGGCAGCCGTACATTTTCGCCAGGCTCATCGACACGATCCCGACGTGCGCCCCGATGTCGATGACTGTGCTATCTCTATCCAGCTGCAGCTCGCCAATGGCGTAATCCCGCTCGACCTCACGCATCAGGATCCATTCCAGCCCATCCGGATCCACCAGCTTCAGCCCCAGCGGGTTCTTGAAGCCTCCGGGAACGACCTGCTGCCGGCCGTCTTTCCAGCTCCGCAGCGCGTCTCCGGTCGTCTTATCCGGCACATCCATCGAGCCGTCCGGATTGAAAAGCCCGACCTTGATCCACTGCCGTTTCTTCTGGTCTTCCGGCTGCCAGGCCTCGATCCGCTTCCACATGTCGTCCAGCGCCGGCCGCCAGTATTTCTCGGTCACTTTGTCGGCGTCGTATTTCAAAGCGCCGTCCCTGGCCCGCTTGCGGTAATCCGGATTGTCTTTCATCCGGAAAGCAGCCTCCAGCCGCTCGGCGATCGCTTCGAAATGCGGTGTGTACTGCCAGGCGTTCATCGGCGTGAAGGTTGGCTCGGCTTCTGCCTTGGCGACCTTCCACCCGCTGAAGCATAGCTCAGGCATTGCGGTCCAGTCGCCAACAATCACCGGGCAGCCTGCCGCCTGTGCCTCGACGATCGGCAGCCCAAAGCCTTCGCCCATCGAGACCAGCAGGTGCACATCCATCGCGTTGTAAACGGCGTTCATGTACTCGTCGCCCAGCCCGATCATCGTCTGGTATTGGTCGTTGAAAAGCACATCCACGTCGCTCGCCTCGCAGCGCCCAATGAAGCCGGTCGTCAATCCCAGGGTGTCGCATAATTTGATCAGGTCGACCCCGCCATTCTCCAGGCCCGGGACGGTGTGCAGGTACAGCATGACGTCGGAGTGCTTTTTCTTCAGCTCCGCAAACGCCAGCAGGTTCTCCGGGAACGCCTTGCGGCTGGGGTTGCCCTTGTTGGCCGCCACCATGCCGGCGATAAATTTATCCTTCGGCCATTTCAGCTTTTCCCGCACTTCGAGGCGGTCGACGGGACGGAATGCGGTCGTATCGACGCCGTGCGGCACGTAGTAGCAGTCGAGCCCGGCCGCTTTGACCAGGCGCTCGGCATGCCGGCTGTAGACGATCCGTGACCAGGCCGTCTGGACCCGGCGCAGAACCCCCTCCGGGATCTGCTCGTGATCGACCGGGAACCAGGGCGCCCAGCGCAGCCCGCCCAGGATCATTTGCGGCTCGATCACCCACGCGTCGATCAAAGAGATCATCAGATCCGCGTTGAAGTGCTGCGCGTGTGCGCTCATCACGTCCAGACCGTAGGGGTGGTAACCGCGCGGATAAACCGAGATCGGCCCGTTTGGACCGCCCCAGTTCAGCACGCCTCCTTCAAGTCCATAAAACGCAGTGATCTGGACATCGTGGCCCAGGCCTTGAATACGGGGAGCGAATAACCTGGTCTGGTTACCGTAGCCTGTATTGGCCCAGGCAGCGTTCGAAAGCCAGCTGATTCTCATGATTTGCGTGCCTCCACACGCATCCTCCTGGACGCGCCGGGCAGGGGCGGAGGGGACCCTTTTCGCTTCGCGAAGCTATCCCGGCGCATGTTTATTTTTTGGCAGCTAAGAGCTATGCGCTGATAGCTACTTCCCCATGATGTAACTCATGGTTACGAACGACCCGGCCGGCACAGTTCCGCTGGCCTGGTCGAACCCGATCCACTCACCCGCATCGACGAACGCATCCGAGAGCGTGCATGCGGCCGGGATGGTCGCACTCGCGGCAATCGTGCCCGCGAACGAGCCGATGGTCCCGTTGGTTGCCGGCGTGCCGGCATTTGTCATGGTGACCAAAACCCCGGTGACCGAAGTACCCGCGTTGATCATCTCTGCGCCGAGAACGGTGATTCCACCGCCACCCGAAGGCATGTGCACCAGCGGGATTACGGTGGCTCCGGTCAGAACGACCGGGAAAGTCATGATATGGACATCAAATTGACTCGACATCGTCAGCTCCTTAGCTCGTCGGCGCCGTTGCGTCGAAGGTCATCTTGACGCCACGAGCAGGCCGCCAGACGCCGTGAGCGTAGACCGCGCTCATGTTGAACTCGGTGCCGCGCCGGGAGGCGTCGCGTTCAGCCTCGATCCGGATTGCGCGCCGCCAGTCGATCGCCATTGCCAGGCGTGGGAAAACGCCGCCGATAAAATCGGTGCCGCTTAATCCGCCGAACACCTGGTAGATCGGCACATCGTTGAACACGAAGCGCTGCCGCAGACCCTGGCGGGTGACCTGGTCGGTCACGCTCGGGGCTTGCGCCAGAGTTGCGCCGGCAATGCTGGCAGACTTCGCCAGAACAGACGCCTGATACCCGTGGATCACGCACGCAAGCGGGACGAACACGTTCTTGTTGGCGTTGCGGGCCTGGGCGATCGCAGCCGCCACATAGCCCCAGGTGATCGCGGTTCCGGAGGCGCCGAGATCCCCGCCGGTCAGCGAAGCCATATCGCCGAGCAGGTCGGTCTCGATCTTGTCGAGAGCCGCAAAGCCCAGCTCCTGGGCCGCATCGGTGACAATGCTCTCGGGCGCTTCGGAATCGCGCCGGGAGTCGGTGACGAAAAACTGCAAACCGATTTCCGCTGGTGTCAGCGTCTGGTCTGCAGACGGGGTAAATGCACGGCTGGTCAGGTCGTCGGCTTCACCGACTGCCTGCGCCGTGCCCTGGTTGTACTTGTATCCCACGCGCGGATTCATCCCGCCCGCGTCGCGGAATACAGTAATCAGGCCTTGCATTTGCCCGGCTTCACGGACAACAAAGATCGCGTCGTCCTGAACATCCTGGGCAACGCTGGAGATATCACTCCAGTAGTTTCCAGCTGCCGCCATAGTGTTGCTCCTAGCCTAAAAGTCTCCTTCGGCGCTGTTCGTCCGTCTCTCCGCTGCCGTCGGCGTTTCCGCCTGGCTTGGTCGGTTGGAGTCCCGGCGCCTGCTTTTGAGGCAAAGTTTTGGACAGTGCTTCTGCGTCCAGCTTCAGCTCTTCGAGCGTCTCGCCCTTCAGTCGTTCGGCTAGTGCGATTGGCAGTCCAACTTTCTCTGCCGCCTGCCGCTGCAGGTCTTT